AAACCGCTGGATGGTTGTCATTCGTCGTCTCCCAGCACCCAGCGGAGCGCCTGAGCGTAATCACCGCTCGCACCTTCCAGGGCTTTTGTGATTTCTTTTCGGGACTTCAGGCGGGGTTTGGCATCGCCAATCACCTGGCGCTGCCGGCGTGCCTTTTCATGGCCTTTAGTGCCGACGGTTGCCGCTTCAACCTCTTTCACTTTTTCGCGCTGTTCGTCGGGTGTGAGGTTCGCCAGCTGGCGCGCCTGGGTAACGGTAATGTCGCCAGATTCAACCGCATCTTTAACTGCCTGAGTGGCATCGAGTAGGGTGAGTGTGGCTCGGATCGTCTGCACACCGACGCCAAACATCAGTGACAAATCTTCTTCATCGTGGCCGCGTTCCAACGCATCAGCCATCTTCTTTGCTCTCCCCAATGGGGTATCGGCACGCCGAATTTCGTTGGCGCTGATCATTGCTTGGGCCATACGAACAGCAGAGCCGCGTTTTGTTACGGCAGGGACGAATAACAGATCCTTTCCTGCAACTGCCAATCGCTTGTTTGCCTCAATGGCATGCCGTACACGCTGACGACCATCGACCACACATGAGAGGCCGGTTTCAGGGTCTTTCCAAACGATGATAGGCTCCAGTACCCCCTGATCCATGATGTTCAATACCATTGCCTCATCAAGCGGCAAGTGAATACGCTCATCGTAAAGAGGGTGTGCTCTGTCGGTTACCAGGTGCAGCCTTTCGGGCTCGAAATTGAGCACGTTGGTTTTTCCGCTGGCCCCGTAGGCTTCAGTAGAGTTCTTGGCCATTTAATTACCCCACACTGATTTTCGGCAAAGCGAATCCCTGCCAGAAACTGGCAATTTTCCGCAGATAGAAAATCGGTTTTTAAGAAGGGAGGCCAGACGCCCGCATAGCGCTGGCTCCCGGTTAATTACTCACACATCAGGTGGCGCACCGCGCCGGGTATTTATACTGTGTAGATATAAATTAGGGACCGACACAGTACGCCACCAGATATGAGAAAAAATAGCGGCCAGCCTATGAACATTATCTTCACCCCTTGTTGGTTGAAGTTCGGCGTGGCCGCCAAAGACTACACACAGCAATCGCATTTTTGCCGGATATCTGCGCTCGCTTTCGCTGCAGTGCCGCCGGCCCGGCGCATTTGGTGTGGTGGCTGGTAAACAACGCCCCCGAAGTTTCCAGCCTTGAACCACTATCAAAAAGAGCGATCCTCTCCCGCTATTGGCGAACCCTCTCCGGGATTCGGTACTAACGTTCGCCGGGTGAGATACAGTTTTGCACGCCCGCGCTCTTTGATAGTGGTGCTGACCTTCCAGCCAACATGGTGGGGATAGCAAGCGAACAGCTGAACGTACCCACTCGGCGGGCTCGCCATTTCGGATGCCGCCGCATAACCCCGAATGGCACTTCAAACCTCAGACTGCTGTTGACCTGTCACATGATGAAATCCTCCATCTGTGCGCCTGTTCTTGTCATGGGGCAGGCTCCCGGTTCTCATGTTCCCTCTGAAACCGTCATAGCCGAAGCAGATAGCAGCAGGGGAGAAAAGACGCTTCACATTGGGCTGCTCACTCATGGGTCAAGATCCTTCACCGCTCCCAGAATTTAGGGAATCGGCTGAGTGAGCATTCCGATGTGCGCCGGTTACCCGGCGACAACCAAAAAACAGAACAGCCAGAAAACAGCACAACCAACAACGCAATAAACCAAAGACCTCCAACCTCTTTTGCTCATGCTTGCCTCAGTGCGCCCCGTAGGGCGCGGTGGGTGTTAATCAGCTGCCCGGCGCACGGTGTACCCGTAGCCGAGATAAGCATTATTTTCTGTCAGGCTTGCAGCCACTGTATTAGCTCGATCTTCCGCTGAACGGTAAAATGAGTCGTAATCCTTACGCGGCGTATCCCGAAAAGTGGCGACGACGTAATCAGTTGAGTCCGGCCCGTTCTCGACTACCTCGTAAATCATCGTGTAACCCTCTGCTGTAATCCTGGTTCAGCGAATCATCCCGATCTTCGTGCGCCTCGGGCGGCTACTTCGTGGGCGTCCTGCCTGTTCGCTGCTGATGAATTAAATGTAGGATATCTGACATTTTAAGTCAATATTAAAATGTAGGTAATCTGACTTTTGGTTTGGGTGAATGTTGGGCTGGTGGAATCAAGGGAAAGCAGTAGGGGGATTAGCAGGGAGAGGGCACAAAAAACCCGGCTCGTTGGCCGGGTTTTAAGCGCTATCAAGTAGCGGATTTATCATGCAGCTTTCGCATACATGTCTTGCATCATGAGCTCTTTGCGAGCATTCATTTCTGCAACGATGGCATCCAGACGATGCGCTAGAGATAACATTCTCTTAATGCTGTCTTGTTTGGACATGTGAACTCTCCGTTTTGTGTGCGTACTTGTATTAAAGAATTTGTGCGCTTTTCAGCATCCTGGAACTGTGGGCGCACATTTCTGGGTTCTTTTGCTTGATGTCGTTGATCAAGATCTGTGCAAACAACAAAGCTTGGTTGAGGTTCAGATCACCATGAACTTTTGCTTGAGCGTCAAGTTGCATGATGATGCCATGAAGCTCATCAAGTGATGGGTCAACAAGCTCATGAAGCTTGTCAATCCCTAGCTGATCCAAGCTAGTAGTAACGAATTCAATAAGACCAATAACAGCTTTCTTTATGCTGTACAGCTGCTTTTCTTCAATGGAGGCTTCAAATCCGTCTTGTTTTTCAGCCTGCTGAAATTGCTCGGACACTTACTATACTCCTTATATATGCGCTGTAGTGCAGTTTTTCAACAGGTTTGACCTATCGATTTAAATTATATTTTTGTGGCGCGCATTTTACATACAAAAAAGTAACTTTGGTACTACTTCTGATAATGGTTTTTTGATCAGTATCAGTCAGCAGTTATACGTCGTGTCCTATGTAATACAACATAGCGTATAAGTAACTTTATTGGTTGACTTTTTATGCTGGCTTTGATGAATCCGATAAATCCTATGAGGAGACCCACAGAAAAACCTGTGTGGCCAGCCCGAGCGATTAAGCGCCAGCACTAGGCATCGCATACCCGCCGATGATAAACCAAGCCAGGAGCACTACAGCCACCACGATGATGGCGACGGGGAACAGGTATCCGATTTTCATTTTATTCTCGACTTTGGAACTCATTATCCAAGCAACTGCCGGCATCTACAGCTTGGAGTGATTAACCTCTTCATCCTCAACATGGCGCGAGGCCTTGAGGATGCCGGCCACATACTCTACTTTCAGCACTGCACTTTGCGGCAGTGTGATTGGTCTATGGTCTTGATTGATGCTGGTAAACTGGTAATCGCCGTCGCGAGTGTAGTTGAGCACCTTGATCATGTTATGGCCGTCTGCGGTGCGAACGAAAACTTCATCACCAGAATGCACTGAGGTACCTGGTTCGATGAGAACGAACTCACCAGACTGAATGCGTGGCCACATGCTATCGCCCCGGACGCGAAGCCCGTATGCATTCGGATCATCGCTATAAATCTTCAGCCATCCACCACGGTACTCGACCATGTCGATCATGCCATCAACTCCTAAAACGGCATCACCAACAACAGGGACAAGCCCTGGTCGAACCTTGCCTACATATGTGATGTTTTCGTCAATATCGCCACCTTCAAGAAGCCAGTTTGGATTGCAGCTTAGGGCAGCGGCTAGAGCCTGGAGGTTCTCACCACCAGGTTTATAGTCGCCTGACTCCCAGCCAGTGACGGTGACACGATTGACCCCTATGCGCTTGGCTAAGGTGTCCTGAGTTAGCTTTAACTCTTTGCGTCTTGATCGAATTCGGTCATTCATTTCCATGTAGGCAATCCTACCATTTAGCAATGTAGGATTCCTTGACTCTTTAATGTAAGATATCCTACTATCCAAGTGTTCCATTCCCTTACCAAAGAGTGAGCCATGAAAAAAGATGATGTTATTTCGTACTTCGATGGGGTGGGCAAAACAGCCAAGGCATTAGGGCTGTCGCATGCCTCCGTATCGGGTTGGGGGGAGATTATTCCCAAAGGTCGAGCATTCGAGATCCAGGTTATTACTGGTGGTGAACTGAAAGTTGATCTCTCTCTTTACAAAAAGTCTACCGCGCCAGCGGCTTAACCAAAACCACAGAAGCGGAGAAACCTTGTGGACAACAAAGATTTCCCAACACAGGACGACATCAGCGAAGCGATACACAAGCTGATCACGTTGTTCCCAGGCAAGTACAGCGCGATGGCTCAGCAGCTGGATCCGGTGGCCGGCACCGAAAACGCATTGCGCAACCGCGTTCGCCAGGTGTCTGGTCAGGTCGTGCCGTTGGGCATGGCAGCTGAAATGGAGTCTATTTCTGGCCGCAGCGATATCACAGAAGCCATGTGCAAACGGGCTGGTGGAGTTTTCGTGAAGCTTCCAGAAGTCGAGCAGATGGGCAATGAAGAGCTGCTTTACAAATTTAACGATCTGCTTGCGTCTCTCGGCCAGTTCGCGCGCTTCCACAACGAGTCAACATCAGATGGCGTTCTGGACCGCGAAGAAAGCAAACGCATGAAGGCCAAGGGCTATCGGGTGCAGTGTCTGGTGGCTGAAATCATGGTCGTTACAGAGATGTTGTTTGGAGAGGGTGACGCCACAGATATGCGGTCTGTGGCGTCGGTCGCATTAACTAAACGTGTGGAGTAATTAACGCATGAACAGATTAGCAGATAGTCGGCTGCGTGGGCAATTTCGGTGTGTGGCTTCAAGCTGTTCCAAGCCGCTCATGCCGTTGCGTTATGTGATGAGAATACCTGGCGGCTGGATGCCTGTCACCCACAGCGCCTTGCAGGAAGTTGTGGATCGATTCAAGTATTTGGCACTGCCGGCGCCAGAGGGGCGTTTATGAGCCGTATTTTTGAAATTGTCCAGGCTATGTCAGGTCAGAAAAACTGCATCGTAATTCCGCGCCCGTACATTGATTTTTTTTCCGAAGATCAGCAGGCGTTCGCTTTGGCAGCCGTATTGAATCAGCTCGTATTTTGGTCTGGTAAATCAAGTCGCGATGATGGCTGGTTCTACAAAGGTCACCAGGAGCTAGCTGGAGAAATTGGCCTGAGCGAAGATCAGGTACAGCGAGTGGTAAAAAAGCTCCGGCAAAAATACCTTCCTAATGCAATTGAGGTCGCTAACCGTAAGGTTAACGGCACGCCGGTAAACCATTACCGCATTATCGGCGATGCTTTGATTGCCGAAATATTCCCGTCGCATATGGACTCCGCAGAATCGCGTAATGGAAAACGCGAAGATGCGGAATCAACAACGCAGAACTGCGGAAAGGAAACCGCAGAATCGCGTAATGGGAACCGTGAAGACGCGGAATCTTATCTCTATCCAGATCAATACAAACAGATCACCAAAACCCCTTCTTGTCCGGTCGCTCCGCAACCCGACGAATCGGGCGATGAGAAGTTTTTATCTCGGCACCCTGAGGCGGTGGTATTCAGTGCCAAGAAAAAAATCTGGGGCAGCGCTGAAGACCTGAAGTGCGCGGAGTGGATCCGCTCTCGCATCGTGAAGCTGTATGAGCAAGCTGCCGAAAGCGATGGGGAAGTCGCCAGACCGAAAGAGCCTAACTGGGCAGACTGGGCAAACGAAATCCGCCTGATGTGTTCTCAGGATGGCCGCACACATAAGCAGATCTGCGAGCTGTTCGCGAAAGCAAACCGGGATCCATTCTGGTGCAAGAACATCCTGAGCCCATCTAAGCTGCGTGAGAAGTGGGACGACCTGACGCTGAAGCTTAGCGTTAACCCTGCATCACCGGCCAGTGGCCATTGGAACACTGCTGAAGCATGGGAGAACACCCTATGAATAAATTCATGAGTGCTGTCCAAAATCGCGATGGTAACGCACTGGCGCGGATGATGCCGGCAGAACCGCAGGCGAGGGTTGTCAACGGGAACGCTGAAAAATTGGTTGATCTGCTGTTCGTCAATCTCATGCAAGTCTTTCCCGCCGCTAAGCAAACAGCGCTGAGCACGCCAGCAGAAGTGGCAGCCGCAAAACGTCAGTGGATCCTGGCATTCGCGGAGAATGGGATCACCTCCGTTGAGCAACTGCAGGCCGGGATGCGCATGGCACGGCAGCAAGAAAGCGACTTTTGGCCGAGCTGTGGAAAGTTCATTGGCTGGTGTAAGGCTGGCGCCGCCGAGAATGCTGGCCTGCCATCAGTTGATGAGGTTGAGGCGGAGTTCAAGCGCTACAGCGCGAATCGCGGGCAGCATGCGCGGCCTGAAGATTTCAACTGGTCGGCGCCGGTTATGTACTGGATTGTGATAGACGTTCGCCATCTGATGCTTCAGCACAGCTACACCGAAAGCGAGATCCGCAAATCAATTCAGCAGCACCTCAACCGATGGGCTAAACGGCTGGCCAAGGGTGAACGAGTGCCAACCCCTGCGCCACAAATCGCCCACAAGCAACACATCCCGGCGCCGTCAGAGCTAATCGACAAAGACGGCAAATTTCAGCGTAAAGGTGAAGAGCTGCTGGCGCGCATCCGCTCGAAGCGAGAGGGGAACCCATCATGAAGAAATTAACGATCCCGGTAGAAGCATTAGAAAACGAACGCATCAACAAGGGTATTCGTCGATTGGTTCGCGAAGGTTACCTGAAAGACAACCCAGATAGCCAGATTTGCCGCGTGCGAAATGCCGCTGCTGGGGCAACGTGGCGCACGCTGCGTGACCTTGAACGGCTGGTGGGGGAGATGTACGGCGTCTACGACACGCAAGCAGCTATCAGCGCTCGTCTGCGTGAATTCAGCAAGCCATTCCAGGGGCTGGTTAAGGAACGCCGGATGGCAAAAAGCAAATCGGGTAAGTGGGTTTATTTCTACCGCCTGGTTGCCGTTGAGAAGGAGCCTTCAGCATGAAGTGCGTATCTGGAATTGATGTTATGCCGCTGCTGGTGGTTGCTCATCGCATGTGGCGCTGGTGGATGCTCCGAGAGGCCCGCCGGACATGGCAAGAACGCGGGGATTTTCGAAAGTACGCCCAGCGTCAGGGCTGGTTAATTGAATGGCAACGCCAGCGGTTCAGCACTGATTACTGCGTAGTGCGCTATCTGGTTCGCAAGGCTGAAGGGAGTTTTGCATGAAATATTCACTGATTTACGCAGATCCACCCTGGACATACAACGATAAGTGCGCTGATGGGAAGCGTGGTGCAGGTTTCAAGTACCCAACGATGACAGTTGCTGATATCTGCCGTCTGCCGGTCTGGGAGCTGGCTGCTGACTCGTGCCTTTTGGCTATGTGGTGGGTGCCGACGCAACCGGAAGAGGCGCTGCAAGTAATGCGGTCATGGGGATTCAGACTGATGACGATGAAGGGCTTCACTTGGCACAAAACAAACCGAGTGAAGGGAAACAGTGCAATCGGTATGGGTCACATGACACGCGCCAACAGCGAGGATTGTCTATTTGCTGTCAGGGGGAAATTGCCACCACGAATTGATGCTTCGATCTGCCAGCACGTCACGGCGCCAAGAATGGAGCATAGCGCTAAGCCTGATGCTTTTCGTGAAAAGCTTGTTCAATTGCTGGGGGATGTTCCACGCATAGAGCTTTTCGCACGCCAGCAAGGCGATGGGTGGCATACGTGGGGGAATCAGTGTGAACAGTCGGTGGCATTGATGCCGGGGAAAGTCGAGGTGATATCGTGAGTGACGAAACCCAATACCCAGATAACAGCGCCAAGGTTTTGGCGTTTACAAAGCGCTTTGATGAGAACGCCGATATCAAGGAAATGCGGAACTTTGTCGAAGAAGATGAACGGCTGTCCCGTCGTTGCTTCCACGGTGCCGTGTCCGTGTCGGAGCACGAGCGCAAAGTAACGTGTCGCCAGTGCGGTGCCGTGATCGACGCCTTCGATCACCTGCTATCACTGGCAAAGGGCGAAACGAAGCTGGACTGGGAGCTGCGTGTGCTGCGCGGCGAGATCAAACAGCACCGGGAAGGGCTGGAGAAACTGAAACGGGAAGAGGTGAACTGCAAAGGCCGCATCAAGACGGCGCAATTTAGGCTGGCAGATGTGAACCGTGCGCTGGTGGAGGCTGGCGATAAGCTGGTGGCGCAGAAAACAGGAGAGGGGAAGCCATGATTTTGACATTGCCATTTCCTCCAAGCGTCAACGGCTATTGGCGCTCGCCAAACAAGGGATCGTCACGTGGGCGCACTTTGGTCAGTGAACGAGGTAGAGCTTTCCAGGCAGAGGCTATAGCTCAGGTAATCGAGCAACTGCGCCGCCGGCCGAAGCCGATCAGCGCCAATATCTCGGTTCATGTGGTGTTCTGCCCGCCGAATAAAGCACGCCGGGATCTGGATAACTACTTCAAGGCATTGTTCGATGCGATGACGCAGGCTGGCGTATGGCTTGATGACAGCCAGATTAAGCGCATCGAGGCGGAGTGGGGGCCGGTAACGAAAGGCGGGAAAGTGGAACTGAGAATCAGCGAGGTGATGCCATGCGCTGCCTGTTGAAACCTATCATCATCAGCGAGCTCGGCCAGGTGATATTGAAACCAGGCGCTGAGCTGATGTCGTTGTTCGGTGATCGGGTCATGGTGACCAGAGTACCGCCTGAATTCCGCAAGATGCCATCTGGCGCACTGCCGACAGTAGAACAGCAATTGGCAACTGATCCACGTTTCCGATCGTTCTTCACGCATGAGCGAGTACTGGGTGCTGCTGGTGGCCCCGCCGCTATGCGCGATTGGTTAGGTCGTGGTTTTGAATGCCAATGCACCAGCACGGACGGGTATCACGACAAGAACATCAGCGTGATGGAATACGGCGATCACAGTATCAGGATGTGCTGGCATCACCAGCACAAATACCGTGAGCAGACGAGCCCGATGCTGAATAAGCTGGCAGAGCAGAACGTGGCTGATTTTGTCGTTTACCGCGCCCGCGCGCACTTCATGTTTGACGAATCCCACCAGCTTACGCTGCCGGAGCTCTGCTGGTGGGCATGGGTCAAAGAGGTTATCGATCTGATCCCTGAAGAGGTTGCCGCTGCATCACTGCGTGTGGCGCCGCACAGCGTGCCTGCTGGAGTTAAGAAGGAATCAGATATCGAGCATACGCTGGCGGCACGCCAGATTGTTGTCGAGAAAGCCAAAAAAGCGGGCAAAACGTTAGTTATCGATCCGGCCCCGCCAAAGGCGTTATTCAAGATTCCAAAGCGTGAGCGCTGGACCAGTGAGAAGTTTACCCGTTGGGTTAAGTCTCAGCCATGCGCATGCTGCGGATCCCCCTCGGACGACCCCCATCACATCATTGGCCACGGACAGGGTGGTATGGGAACCAAGGCGCACGATTTTTTTACCATCCCACTTTGCCGAAAACATCACGATGAATTACATCGTGACATGTCACGGTGGGAAGAAGAGCACGGCACTCAGATCGAACTGTGGTTCAGATTCATCGACCACTCGTTATCGATCGGCGCCATTTCATAAGTGTGGAGTAATAGGCGAGCTGGCATGCGGGCCAGACGTCTGGAGAAAAAGCATGAGAGATATTCAGGCAGTGTTAGAGCGTTGGGGCGGTTGGGCATCTGGTGACAACAGCGGGGTGGATTACTCACCGATCGCGGCAGGATTTAAGGGTTTGTTGCCACAGACAGGGAAATCACGCCTGTCGTGTTGCGATGATGATGGTCTGGTCATTGAAGGATGCATGGCTCAGTTGAAACGCCGGCGCCCGGATGAATATCAGTTGGTAGTTCTACATTACGTCTTCAATATGCAAAAGCGCGCCATAGCCAGGTCATTTAAAAAGGACGAGAAGCTGATAAGGATAGGGTTGCAGATGGGGGAAAACTTCATCGAAGGGTGCTTGTCGATGTTGGATGTCCGCCTGGAAATGGACCCGGAAACAGAACGTGAAAATATTTATGATAAAACGCTAACGCGGTCCGCAAATTGTGTTTTAGTCTGATAAGAGTGGTTACGCAGTGACGTAGCTTATAGACTTTAAAAAACCTCGCTTCGGCGGGGTTTTCTTGTTTTCAGCCCCAGCCAACATCCGACACACACCTGGCACACCCCGTATCGCCAAATCGTTTACGGCTGGTGGCTGAACCCTATTAGCCGTGGCATAGACTGCGGTTTTTTTATGCCCTCGGTATGGAGAGGACAATTACAGCAATGAGGAGTAACGATGTCCGATCCATTAACTGCGACTGGCACTACTGCGCTAGTGTCGGCCACGATTGCGGCGCCTGCAATTGGCATTGATTACGGGGTTATCTTTGGCGCGTTCATCGGTGCGATGTTCTACGTCACCCAGGCCAAAGACATTCCGCGAATCAGACAGGCTTTCTCGTTCGTTGTCTCATTTGGTACTGGCGTACTCGGTGCGAGTGTTGCCGGCGCCAAGCTTTCAGCATGGCTGAATTACAACGATACACCGCTAGAGCCGTTAGGTGCGTTATTCATATCTGCCGTCGCGGTCAAGCTGCTTACCTTCGTCAGTGAGAAGATGGAGGATCCGACATCGCTGTTTTCCAGATTCCGGGGAGGCGCGAATGGCAAGTAACGATATCTCTGTGATGTGGTTAAACCTCATTCACACAGTAACGACCAGTGATCCACTTGTGGTGCTGAATGTGTTGCTTTGCTCGGCGATTGTCTGCCGTCTGGCCTGCTTCAGAAAAACAGGTTACCGGCACCGGGCATGGATAGCATGGCTGGCGTGGTTGGTTATCGGCGCCTATTCATGGATCCCGTTTCGCTTCATTGCTCAGCAGTACCAGGAAACACACTGGGGCGTAATCGCGGCGAATCTCATCATCTGCATCGCGCTGTACCGGGTTAAGGGGAACATCGCGAAACTGCTACACCCCCTGAGGCCACAATGACACAAAACGAATTTCAACGGGCGGCTGGTATTAGCGCCGGGTTAGCTGCGCGCTGGTATCCGCATCTGATCGCCACCTTTGCTGAATTCTCAATTGAGAAACCAGCGGCACAGGCAATGTTTATTGCTCAGGTTGGGCATGAATCAGCAGGCTTTACCCGCACAGTAGAGAGCCTGAACTATACGCCACAGGGATTACTTTCAACCTTTGGGAAACGCATCACTCCCTATCAGGCTGACATGCTCGGGCGTACAACGGCACACCTGGCAAATCAGCCAGCGATTGCAAACTTGGTATACGCCGATCGCTTGGGCAATAAATCACGTGGTGATGGCTGGAAATATCGTGGGCGTGGGCTGATTCAGGTTACCGGCCAGGACAACTACCGAGCGTGCGGTATTGCGCTGAAACTCGACCTGGTTGGCAATCCTCAACTGCTGGAAAGTGACGCTAACGCGATGCGTTCTGCCGGCTGGTTTTGGAAGTCTCGCGATTGCGGCCGCAATGCCAACGATATCGAATGGGTTACCCAACGTATCAATGGTGGCATCAACGGTTTATCTGATCGCCAGGCGCGGTACGACATGGCGCGTAAGGTTCTGCTATGAACTGGTTCCCATTACCAAACTGGAAAGCAATTCTGGTGGCAGTAGCTCTCGGATTGGTCTCATGGCTGGCCGTCAGCAACTGGGGTTACCGCAAAGAGCTTCGGTTGACCGAACAGAGGCTTTCAACGGAGCAGTTGAAAAACAGCAAACAGGCAGGGTTGATAGCTACGCTGCAGGCACAGGATGAAGTAAACCGCGCGCTGGTGGCATCACAACAGCAGCATGAACAGCAGCTACGCCAGCAGTACGACATCTTGCAGAGGAAATTCCGTGAAGCGATTAAAGATAATCCCTGCGCTGCTGAGCGTATGCCTGATGCTGTCGTTGAGCTCCTGCAGCAAAACTCCACCTTCGGCGCCAGAGCAGTTAATCAGCCTACCCCCTGAAACAGTGTTCACGCCATGCCAGCAGCCAGAGCTGCAGGGTAATACCTGGGGCGACGCGGTGAGCTACACGTTGGCGCTTCAAACAGCCCTATCAATCTGCGCCGGCCAGGTGGACACGCTGAACCAATGGCGGGATGCCGCCGCGAGATAACAAAGGTAAAGACGATGGACGATGCTGATCGTAAAGACCTACAGCTGTGGTTTGGGCTGTCATATTCCGCATTCTGCGTAATGCCCCGAGTGTTTATGGAGGCGATGCCCACAGAGTGGCAGGAAAAGATGGCTAAATTATTGTTTGAGTATGACGAACGCATAGATCAGAGCGTATGCGGGGTGCATAGTTGCTTTGTCACGGTAAAGAACTCTGACAACCGCTTTATGAAGATGCCGGAGGAGCTGTTGAATTACCGGCATCCGCGCCAAGAGTTTATTCAAAGTTTCCTGCGTGAGCTTACATAGCATTACAGGTGGCATTCACTGAGTGCCATCGATATGCGCCTACAAAGGCCATCATCCTGCACATCGGGCTGGTGGCTTTTTTATTACCACTACCACCACCAAGAGAAATCACCATGTTCACACTGAAAATCATTACTTCAAGCCGAAACGAAATTATCAACGCTGTTGACTCCATCGAGTGGAAGAGATCCGAGAAGGCTGTATATGCCTACGCTTGCACGGGTGAGTTGCTAAAGCTAACTCTGTTGCCTGGTGATACCGCCTATCTGGTTAACAGCGATAACCGCACGGTTGCCACGTACACTAATCCCGCTGCGCAGTCAGGTGGTGATTAATGGCCTCAAATTCGCCCTGGCACTATTTGTACAACACCAAGCGATGGTATCGACTCCGTTATCATCAATTGCAAAAGCAACCTCTTTGCGAATTCCACCTCAAGCGCGATCAAGTTGTATCAGCATCAATCGTTGACCACGTAAAACCCCATAAAGGTGACGAGGAGCTTTTTCACGATCCTGACAACCTCCAGTCTCTTTGCAAGCGCTGTCACGACTCTGTGAAGCAGCGTATGGAGAAAGGCGGAACGGTGACCGAGTTCGACAATGAAGGCCGGGTCATCTGGTAACAGGAGAACGCAATGCAAGACCTGAAGATTGAATACCGCGATGGCAAGTTGGTGGAGATGAGCATTGATGGTGTGAGTTTTCTTTCTGCGGCCGCCATCTCCTTCAGTCATACAGCAGATGAGACGCTACCAACGATCATCTTGACAATGTCTGTCGGTGTCGGTGAGCGACTGGCGCCCGCCGGCTCTCCTCACGCAAAACTGCAGATCATCGAGAAATGATAGCTTTTCTCATTATCATCCCGAGAGGGGGGGGAGGGGTAAAACTCTAACCCTCCCCGCTTAAAGACCGCGCTCCCAGTTTTCATTTTAAAAACGTCCAGAAAAAAAGGAAAAACAATGGCACAGCGAGGCAGAAAGTCTCTGGCTGCGACGTCTGCTGCCTCGCTGCCAGCGCTGGCTGAAAGCAGGCTTCAGCCGTCCATTCATCTGAGCGATCCGGAAATAAATGTATGGATAAGGCTGGTAAATGACAGCCCGGCCAGTTCATTCACTGAAACTCACAGAGACATGATGGAGATGTACTGCCGCCATGTTGTTCAGGCCAGAATAATTACCACTCAACTTGAAGAGTTTGAACTCGAGTGGCTATCGCGTGAGGACGGTCTCAAGCGCTACGACAAATTGCTCGCCATGCGTGAGCGCGAAGTGCGCTCGGCATCTTCACTGGCAACGCGTTTACGGATCACCCGACAAGCCACTGCGGACCCAAAAACAGTTGGTCGCGCACACAACAATCTGGCTCGGGAGAAAAAGCCCTGGGAAATTGACTAAGGCTCTTTGATGGCTAAAAAAAATCTGACAAGGGCCGAGAGAAATATTCTCTGGTGCGAAAGGAACATCGTTATACCCGAAGGTAAGTTCGTGGGGCAGCCGTTGAAAATGGCGGATTTCATGAAAGACGACTTTAGGGCAATTTTCGATAACAAACACAGCACTCGTCGCGCAATCATCAGCCGCGGACGTAAAAACGCCAAAACTGTTGAAACCGCTATGCTTATGCTGCTCTACCTGGTGGGGCCGGAGGCAGCGCCGAACTCGCAACTGTATTCTGCCGCTCGCTCGCGAGATCAGGCAGCGATTCTGTTTAACCTGGCCTCTAAGATGTGCCGGATGAACCCGGTACTTATGCAGTATGTGGCGATAAAGGATTCGGCGAAAGAAATTCACTGCCCTGAGCTGGGCTCTTATTACCGCGCACTGAGTGCAGAGGCCACCACGGCTTACGGTTTCTCGCCGAGATTTATCGCGCACGATGAGCTGGGCCAGGTGCGTGGGCCGCGTGATCCGCTTTATGAAGCACTGGAAACCGCTACCGCTGCTCAGGATAATCCTATCTCGATAATCATCAGTACGCAGGCACCCGATGCGAGCGATCTACTCAGCCTACTGATTGATGATGGCCTGACCGGTGCTGACCCGCGCACGGTAGTACGTCTGCAGACTGCCCCGGAAGATATCGATCCGTTCTCGATTGAAGCCATCCGGCTGGCCAACCCGGCCTTTGATGTGTTCATGAACCAGAAAGAAGTGCTGGATATGGCCGCCAGCGCGAAGCGCCTCCCGTCGCGCCAAGCTGAATTTGAGAACCTTGTGCTTAACCGCAGGGTTGAGGCGAAAAGCCCGTTCGTAAGTCAGACCGTCTGGCACATGAACAAAGAGGAACCCGGCGAACTGGCGGGCTCTACCGTCTGGGGTGGGCTTGACCTTTCCAGTGTCTCGGACCTTACCGCGCTGGTGCTGAATACAACGCAGGGCGATGTGCACTGCAAGTTCTGGCTACCTGAAGAAGGGTTGGCGGACAAAGCGCGTAACGATCGAGTGCCTTATGACATCTGGGCGAGGCAGGGTTTTCTCAATACGACACCCGGTAAGGCCATCGAATATGCATTTATTGCCCGCGAGCTGCGGCGCGTTTTTGATATCTGTAACGTAAGGGCGCTGGCGTTCGACCGCTATAACATGCGTTTCCTTCGTCCGCACCTCATCGAGGCCGGTTTCACTGAGGCGGAACTCGAGCGGTTCGTGGAATTCGGCCAGGGCTTTGTCTCCATGTCACCTGCGCTCAGGGAGCTGGAAGCCAAACTGCTCGGAGCGCAGCTGAAGCACGGCAACCATCCGATCCTCGAAATGTGCGCCAAAAACGCCACGGTAATCACCGACCCAGCCGGTAACCGCAAGTTTGTAAAAGGCAAATCCAGCGGGCGTATCGACGGCATGGTGGCGTTGGCGATGTCTATCGGGGCGCAGACCAGTGATGAAATAGAGGATCCTGGCGATGTTAACGATTTTATCTACAACTTTTTGAGCGTGTAAAAATGGCAGATACCGATTATAGCATTGACCTGCGCACGCGATCGCCATTTTGGGCGCGCATGGCCTCTATCCTGACCGGTGGACGACTGGTATCACCGGATAAGGGCTCTCAGATGGCAGGTACTTCGGCACATGGCACGGTTGGTGAATCGGTTGTTACCGATGAACGTAATATGCAGATCAGCACCGTTTGGTCTTGCATTCGACTGATATCAACAGTGACAGCATCTCTCCCGCTAGATGTGTTTGAAACTGTAAATGACCAGCGTCAGAAAGTCGGAAACGAAAATCCCCTGGCGCGCCTCCTGCGATTCCGTCCAAATAATTTTATGACTGCGCTTGAGTTTCGCGAAGCGATGACAATGCAACTCTGTGCATATGGGAATGCGTACGCCCACGTTGAGAGAAATAGCGTTGGTGATGTGATCAGCATGGTTCCGTTGATGAGCGCCAATATGGATGTGCGACTCAGTGATAACGGGAAAAACGTTATTTACCGCTATAAACGCGATACGGAATACGCAGACTTCAAGCCTAAAGAAATTTTCCATCTGAAAGGTTTTGGTTTTAACGGCCTGGTGGGGCTGTCGCCGTTGGCATTCAGTGCGAAATCGGCCGGTGTGGCGATCGCTATGGAAGACAATCAGCGCGAGTTTTTTGCTAATGGCGCCAAGTCACCGCAAATTCTGATGACAGATGGCAAGGTGCTTACTAAAGATCAGCGTGGACAACTGGAAGAAAACTTCAAGGAGATCGCCGGCGGCCCAGTTAAAAAACGCCTCTGGATTCTGGAAAGCGGATTTACCACTCAGGCTATAGGTATATCTCCAGCGGATTCTCAAATGCTTGAAGCGCGTAAGTTTCAGGTAGCCGAACTAGCGCGCTTTTATGGTGTCCCGCCTCACCTGGTAGGGGATGTCGAGAAAACAACTTCATGGGGTAGCGGTATTGAACAACAAAACCTCGGCTTCCTGCAGTACACGTTAAAACCTTATCTGGATCGCTGGGAATACAGTATTGAGCGCTGGTTGGTAAAAGATGCCGATCAGGGCAGGATACATGCTGAGCATAATTTAGACGGCCTGCTGCGCGGTGATTCGACAAGCCGTGCCTCTTTCATGCAAACAATGGTGAATACTGGTATCCGAACCGTCAACGAAGTCAGGCGACTGGATAACTTGCCACCGCTTCCCGGCGGAGATGTAGCGACACGCCAGTTGCAGAACGTACCCATTACCGATCTCGGAAGAACCAAAGAGCCCCGCACTGACGGGGCTTAATTTTTATGGGGGCCATGATGCCTGATATTCAGAAAACCCTGGCGTTCGACCAGACAGAAATAAAGTTTACCGGCGACGGTGATAAAGGCACTTTTGAGGGCTACGCCTCTGTTTTCAACAATACGGACGCCGACGGAGATATTATTCTGCCAGGTGCATTCAGCGGTGTTATTACCGGTCAAAGCCGCAAGGTAGCCATGTTCTTCAACCATCAGACGCGCGCGATCCCTGTCGGTAAATGGGATTCCATGCATGAGGACGATAAAGGGCTGTTTGTTCGCGGTCAACTCACTCCAGGACTTAGTCTGTCTGAGGACCTGAAAGCGGCAATGAAACACGGCACCGTTGAGGGGATGTCAGTCGGCTTTTCCGTCGGCCCCGATGATTATACCGTCGGCACTTCCGGACTCATTTTCAAAAACATTTCTTATCTGCGGGAAATCAGTGTCTGCACTTTCCCGGCCAACGAACTGGCTGGCGTGACCGCCATGAAAAGTATTGATGGTATCAAAACCATTCGTGACGCGGAGGCCTGGCTGAGGGATTCAGTCGGTTTGACCCGCGCTGAAGCGCAGGCATTTATTGCCCGCGTGAAGTCCGCAGGCCGGAGCGAGTCCGGTAGCGGCGACATTGACGCGCTGGCACAGCGCATAACCTCATTTGCCGCTAATCTGCGGAATGCATAACGGAGCACTATATGTCTGAATTAGCCACTCTCGAAAAAGCGATTGAAAATTCCCAGAAAGAAGTTAAAGAACTCATCGAAGAACAGCGTAAATCCATCAATCAGAACGGAGAAATTAACAAGCAACTGCAGACCGATCTGACCAAAGCGCAGGAAGAACTGAAGACCACCGGCACCCGCCTGTTCGATCTTGAGCAGAAACTTGCCGGTAACTCTCCGGATCAGACTGCGCAAAAGTCATTTGCCGAGCGCGTGTCTGAAGACCTGATGAAAGGTTGGGATGGCTCCCGCACCAAAGCGAAAGTTACCAGCTTTGATAAAGCGATCGGTTCCGGCGCAGCGTCAGCGGGTGCCCTGGTCCAGCCGCAGCAAATGCCAGGTATTCTGATGCCAGGGCTGCGTCGTCTGACCGTTCGTGACCTTCTGGCACAAGGCCGTATTACCAGTAACTCGCTGGAGTACGTGCGTGAGAATGTGTTCACCAACGCTGCTGCGCCAGTGGCGGAAGGCACCCTCAAGCCTGAAAGTAACATCACCTTCACCAAAGAAACGGCGAACGTGAAAACCATCGCCCACTGGATCCAGGCGTCGCGACAGATCATGGATGATGCTCCGGCGCTGCAGTCCTACATCAACTCCCGCATGATGTATGGGCTGGCGCTGGTGGAAGAAAATCAGATGCTAAACGGTGATGGGACTGGCGATAATCTGCAGGGCATTAACGTAGTCGCGAACGACTATGAAACCGCGCTAAATGCTACCGGTGATACCGGTGCTGACATCCTCGCTCATGCGATCTATCAGGTGTCTCTGAGCGAATTTGAAGCAGACGGCATCATCCTTAACCCGGCAGACTGGCACCGCATCGCACTACTGAAAGATGCCAACGGCAATTACATCCTTGGTGGTCCACAGGCGTTTGCCTCCAAGGTGCTGTGGGGGCTTCCTGTTGTTTCTACCACGGCCCAAGCATCAGGTACCTTCACTGTTGGCGCGTTTGGTCTTGCGTCTCAGGTGTGGGATCGTATGGATGCCACTATCGAAATCAGCAATCAGGATCGCGACAACTTCGTTAAAAACATGCTGACCATCCTGTGCGAAGAGCGCTTGGCATTGGCTCATTATCGTCCTGCTGCGCTGGTCACAGGTAGCATCACCCCACCAGTAACTCCGTAACTGTAAGGTCGCGGCCAGCAATGGCCGCGTTAACTCGATATGAAAATTAAAGCCATTCGAATGTTCTCTCATTATACGCTGGGGAATTTTTCTCAAGGCGATGTGAGGATCGTAGAAGATGAGGTTGGAAAAGCTCTGATCGCTATGCATCTGGCTACAGAAGTGAAAGAGGAAGAGCAAAATTCCAAGCAGGAAGAAAATAATAAAGGGCAGCCAGATAAACCAAAAACTGGAGGCAAAAGTGGAAATAAGCGAAGAACAGCTGGCGCAGATTAAATTACATATTCGCGTTGATAATGATGTAGATGATGAATTAATAAAAGCATATTTAGATGCTGCGGTCGATTATGTTGAGAATTATTGTGACGGGAAGTTAGTCGTTGAAATTACCCCCATAATAGAGGATGAAACTCCACCAAGAGAAATAATTTTTACTGCTGGCATATGGCAAGCCATGCTGCTTTTAATCGGTCATTACTATTCTAATCGCGAGGCTGTAGGCCAAAGTCAAATTGAGACCCCATTAGGCGTAGAGTCTCTATTATATCGACATAGGAAATGGCACTGATGGCTTGTGATGGATGCCGGCGCCGCCGGGAATGGTTAAAGAACTGGTTGAGGATTGCCCATGAACGAGCAACAGGTAAACGCACTGATAGCAGCACTGCAGGAAGAGACGAAGGCAAAGCAGGAACAGACAGCAGCATTAACCCGCCTGGCGGAGTCCAATGAATCGTTGGTCGCTGTTCTTGTTGATGCATTCGGCAATGAAATGGGAGACGTTGATATCATCAAAAACGATGATAGTCAAAACTATCTCAGCAATCGGGGGTAATTATGCAGGCTGGTAAGCTGCGCCATCGCATCACCTTGCAGAAGCCCGTTAAGGTGCAGAATCCTGAAACTGGTTCAGTAGAAAATATATGGCAGGATCTTGCTCAGCTTTGGGCCGAGGTTTCGCCACTTTCCGCCCGAGAGTTTGTGGCCGCTCAGGCAATGCAAAATGCCGTAACTACAAGGATTACCATCCGCTACCGACAAGACATAGAGCCAAAATATCGGATATTGTTTCGCGGTAAAATATTCAATATTGAAGGCATTTTGTCCGATCCGAAAAGTGGTCTTGAATATCTGACGTTGCCATGCTCTGAAGGGGTTGATGATGGCTGATGGCGTTGAATACACCCTTACTGGCGTCGATGAACTGATGGGAAAACTGGAATCTATCAGTGATGACATGAAGCGCAAAGGAGGGCGTGCAGCGTTAAGAAAAGCTGCCAACGTTATCGCCAACAGGGCAAAGGCAAATGCACAGCGACTTGATGATCCGGAAACCGGCCGCAGCATTGCTGACAATATCGCTGTGCGTTGGAATGGTCGTGAGTTTAAGCGTAATGGAAACCTGGCCTTTCGAATCGGTGTGCTGCATGGTGCTGTGCTAAGAAAGCATCCCGATAAAGCCAAGAATGCCCCAACGCCGCACTGGCGCCTGCTGGAATTCGGTACCGAAAATATGCGATCTCAACCTTTCATGCGTCCGGCGGCAGACAACAGCGCCGCTGAGGCATCCAATGCGTTCGTTACTGAGTATGGAAAAGCTATCGACAGGGCAATATCCAGAGCAGCCAAGAAAGGGGCCAGATGATGATCGCACCAATTTTTAAAGTCTGCGCCGCCAGTCAGGCTGTAACGGCGTTGATTGGAGAAAGCCCGGTTAGGCTCTATCCCTTTGGCCTGCAGGATGACAATGTGGTCTATCCCTATGTTGTTTGGCAGAACATCAGCGGTTCCCCAGAGAATTACCTGGACAAACGCCCCGACGCTGACAGCTACACGCTGCAGGTAGATGTTTATGCCGATACGGTTGTGTCTGCTACATCCGTGGCCGCAGCGTTGCGTGATGCCATCGAGCCACACGCCTACATTACCAGATGGGGCGGCCAGAGCCGTGACCCAGAAACAAAGCGCTATCGCTATTCCTTCGACGTTGATTGGATAGTGCTTCGTTAACATTCCCAACTTTTCAACATACCGGCCTTGCGCCGGTTTTTTTATGACCGGAGATCACCATGTCTGTATTGACACAAGGCACGCAGTTTTATGTCCTCGCCAACGGCGTTGTAAGCGAAGTTAAATGCATCACATCATTCACCCCTGGTGGCAACCCTGCCGATCAGATCGAAGATACCTGTTTAAGCGAGCGTAACAGCCGCACCTATAAAAAAGGTCTGCGCACACCGGCATCAGCTACCGTCACGCTTAATGCTGATCCAAAAAACGCCAGCCACCTGATGCTGCATAACCTGGCAGAATCTGACGACGAATCACTGCTGACCTTTGCCGTTGGTTGGGCTGATGGTGAATCCGAACCGACTGCAGCGGCTCCAGGAGCGCCAAACGCTGTAGATGGCTTGCTGTTGCCTGACGATCGTACCTGGTTTGTTTTCCAAGGCTACGTTACAGATTTCCCATTCGATTTCCAGGCAAACACGGTGGTGAGCACGACAGCAACTATCCAGCGTTCTGGCCCTGCTGTCTGGGTTCCAAAGGCTCAAGCCGGCAGCTAATCAATCTATACGCCGGGGCCGAGTGCCCCGCGTTAACTTCTCATTGATGGTAACGACATGAAATTAACTCTAGAATCGTTGAAAGAACATGGCGCCTTTACCGGTCGCCCGGTAGAGAAAGAAATCACCTGGAAGCAGGGTGAGAAAGAACTGACGGCAACGGTTTTTGTACGGCCTTTGGGTTACTACACTGCGCGATCAGATATTCTCGCGGTAGGTGGAAAAGTTGATGGCGTCGCTGGCCGCATCGCAGCTTCGATTTGTGATGAGAATGGCCAGCCAGTATTTACCCCTGCAGATATCACAGGTGAGGCGGATCCGGATCGTGGTGCGCTCGATGGTGCTTTAACAGTGGCTTTGCTGGTGGCCATTCAAGAGGTCAATAACCTGGGAAAGACGGAGCCATCAGCGCAGACGACGAAGCCTGGTGCGAATTAGTCCTGAATGGTATTGGCGGCAGGACAGTGGCAGAGGCTCAGGAGCGTCTCAGCCTTTCTGAGTTTCGCCTGTGGATGAAGTATCGTAACAAGTTTGGCAGTCTAAACCCCATGATGCGGACTGAGTGGGGAGCCGCGCTGGTGGCAAGTACAATTGCTAATGTAAACAAAAAAGAAACTACCCCTCCTTTTCATGTGGCAGATTTTGCTCCTCATATTGATTTAGAGGAAAAACCAATCAGCCTGGATGAGGCGAAGGAGAAGTGGTCATAGAGTATTGATGATTTTTTAGCTTACAATTTTCAATCTATTTGCTAAAATTTGAATACCATTTATACGACTGGGTTTGGTATGTGAATAGATTAATTGCGTTAATTATAATTGGTGTGTCTCTTGCTGGGTGTAAGCCAAGTGAGAAAAAAGTTTTGGAGTTATCAGAAAAAGAAATAACCATCAACTTAAAAGACCCAGATAGTGCAAAATTTAGGTTTGTACGTTTGGCTAAATTAGAAGGTGCAATAGATAAAACCACAAATTCAATTGTTTGCGGTCAAATAAACTCAAAAAATGGATTTGGTGCATACACTGGATTTAAAAGATTTATTGTTGCTTTGAACATTACTACAAAAGGATATTTTTCTAACTCTGTAACTTACAGGGTTGCATTAAGTAAAATATTTGAATCAGATCTTGACTCAGAATATTTTGATTATACAAAATTATGTGGTGAAGATAGATAAATCACAAGTATTAAACTCTAAGCCTCGATATGTCGGGGTTTTTTATTGCCCGGAGTATATATGGCCAGTAAGTCACTTGGAACACTAACTATTGACCTTATAGCCAAAACTGGCGGGTTTATTTCAGGAATGGATAAGGCTGAAAGGGCTTCTGAAAAATGGAGGAAGCAGGTACAAAAAGATGTCGCAGACTCAAGTAAAGCATTGGCTGGGATGGCAAGTGCAGCAGCCGCAGCGGCAACTGCTGTAGGCGTTGCTGGTTATCAGTTATTAAAATCAACCTCAGAACAAGTAGCATCAACTGATAAGTGGGCAAAGTCTTTAAACATGTCAACTCAGGAGTTGTTGGCATGGCAATTTGCAGCTGAAAAAGCTGGTTTGTCCGGTGATAACATGGCAGACATTTTTAAAGACTTAGGGGACAAAATAGGTGATGCGGTACTTAATAAATCAGGTGAGGCAGTTGATGCACTGAATGCGCTAGGTTTATCAGCTGAAAAGTTATCAAAAGTTTCCCCAGATAAGCAGATGCTTGCAATTGGTGATGCATTAGGTAGGATAGGAACAAACTCTGCTAAAATAAATATACTTGAAAGTATAGGTAATGATCTTTCTAAACTAATTCCACTTTTTGATAATAATAACGAGAAACTCAAGCAATTTATTCAGTTGGCGAAAGATTATGGTGTGGCACCTGATCCATCATCAATAGATGACTTGATAAAAGTTAATGATCTATTTCAAGATATGGAGGCCCAGGTTAAAGGGTTAAAAATTGAAATAGCTGCAGGGCTTGCAAAGGTTGATTTATCCCCTCTTCAAGCATCCCTTGATAAACTACAGGCAGTATTAACAGATCCGCAAGTTTTACAAGGGATTGTATCTCTTGTAGGTGAAGTGGCTGAACTGGCTGGGTGGATGATAAAAGCAGCCGCTGCCGCAGGTGACCTTGCTGTCAAAACTACAACTAAGCATCAAGGATTATTTGGATCATTTAGTGATGATAATATTCCTGCTATGCAGGAAAGAATAAAATTCTTGCAATTCCAAGCAACAGGATCAAACGCTACTGAAGAAGACTTGGCTAATATTAGATCTCAAATAGAGCAGCTAGATAATAAAATTTTATCAGCAAAACAAAATGCTATAACACCTATAAAACTACCAACAGATTCAGCCACCGTAGGTAATAATCAATTTAAATTAGGTGCTGGAGAAACTAATGGGAAGCCAACTCCAGATGCAGGAGCAAAAAAGCTTGAGTCAGCATTTAAGGCGACAGAATTAAGTTACATGCGCCAGATAGCGCTGATAGAAATCACGGGTAAAAAAACTGCAGAAGTCACAGAAGCTGAAAAGTTACGCTTTGACCTAGCCAGTGGTAAATTGGTTGGTATTAATGCTGAGCAGCAAAAGCGTCTTATTCAGTTAGCTGATGAGTTGGATAAGCTTCAGGCGTTAAAAAAAGCCAATGAAGAAAATCTAAAGGTGGCGGCGTTCGCAGCAAACCTGAAATCATCAAATGATAATGATCGCCAAACCTTGAATGCCGATATCGTTGGCGCGGGTATGGGGGAGAAAACTCGCAGCCGAATGAAAGAATTGCTGGGGATTCAGCAAGACTTTATCACTCAGCAGCAAGAGTTGCAGAAGCAATACCAGTCAGGTGACATAACCAAATCACTGTACGATAAAGAAACTCAGGCTTTGCAGGATGCACTGAAGGAAAGGCTTGAAATTCAAGAGGACTATTACAAGCAATCAGATGAGCAACGGGATGATTGGTCGTCTGGTATTTCTGATGCTCTGATAGATTTTGCTGATCGTTCCAGTGATTACTATCAGCAGGCAGCAGATGCCATGACATCAGTCCTGGGGGCAGCCACCGATTCTATATCTGATCATATCTATGATGTCATCAGCGGTACAGAGTCAATGGGCGATGCCATTAAGGGGATTTTCTCGGATCTCGGTCAGTCGGTTGTAAAAGCATTGATTGATATGGCTGCTCAATGGTTGGTTTATCAGGGTGTTCAGTTATTGGTAGGAAAGACGGCGCAGGCTGCAGCCATACCTGCAATGGTTGCCAATGCGCAGGCCACAGCCCTACAAGCCCAGCTTGCCGCTTTTGCCTCTACGGCTGCAATACCCATTGTTGGCCCGGCGTTGGCTCCGGCGGCTATGGCCACAGCGGCAACTATAACTGAGCCGATGGTAGCAGCTATTTCTGCAGCTGGTCTTTCCGGTATGGCCCATGATGGTATTGATGCTGTTCCTGAAACGGGTACCTGGTTGCTTCAAAAGGGCGAGAGGGTAACGACTGCTGGGACAAGCGCAAAACTGGATGCAACCTTGGAGCGTGTTAGTCGGGATGCAAATACAGGTGGCGTTGCACCAAATATCGAAATTCATACGCAAGTGAATGGAGATCCTGATGCAAGGACATTGCAGATGCTGAAAGAAACCCAAAGAGCAGCAGTTAAGGAGGCGTTAGAGCAAAGCGCTTACCAAATTGCAACTGGCCGTGGTGATGTTGGAAAGGCTGTCGGCATGGGTTGGCAAACAAAACGGAGAACAGGTTAATGGGTATAACATCCAATATCGATTACCCGCATCAATACCTGCCATTGCCGCTTCAGGATGGGTATGGACTTAAGCCCATCAGCCCGTTGCTCAGAACGCAGATGATATCAGGAAGAGCTCGCCAGAGGCGGCGGTACACTTCAACGCCAACACAGGCGCCTGTATCCTGGTTAATGAATGACGTTCAGGGGCAGGCTTTTGAGGCTTGGTATCGCGATGCAATCAGTGATGGGGCCTCATGGTTCAACATGACTTTGCGCACCCCGATAGGGATAAAGCCCTATGTATGTCGCTTTGTTGATATCTATGAAGGTCCTGTGTTAGTTGGCGGCAAATATTGGCAGTTCAGTGCAACGCTAGAACTTTGGGAACGCCCATTGGTTCCACCTGGTTGGGGTAATTTCCCAGAGTTTATTGCCGGTCAGGATATTATTGATCTTGCTCTTAATCGGGAGTGGCCTGAAGCATGACGGTATTAAATCGACTTTATGCATCGTCTGGTTCTGAAGTCATTATCGAAACTCTGCAGATCGTTGTCGGTGGAACCACATATTGGTTAACGCGTGGATGGGATGATATTACCGCAACGCTTGAAAGCGGTGTGCAGGCAACATTTACGGCTTGCGGTATAGACTTATCGTTACCAGCTCGAAATGCTGACGGCACGCAAGATCTTAAATTTGCGATATGCAACATCGATGGAACAGTTTCAAATGCAATCCGCGATGCTCTTGGCAATCAGGAAATCGGCACGCTTACCTATCGACATTACCTATCCACTGATCTAACGGCGCCGGCTTCTCCTCCGTTTACGTTAACAATTAAATCGGGCTACTGGACCTCAATAGAGGTTCAGATTACTGCGGGCTACATGAACGTTCTTGATACGGCGTGGCCACGCCGCAGGTTTACTCTTCCAGACTATCCGGGGCTTCGCTATCTCTCGTAAGGAAAATCCCATGTTTGAACCTGATAAATACCTTTCAGTCACTTGGCTGAAGGGTGGCCGCACATATCCAAAACTTGATTGCTTTGGAATTGTTAACGAGATCCGGCGTGATATCGGTATGCCAGCTTGGCCAGATTTTGCAGGGGTAACAAAGGATAACCACGGCCTCGATCGCGCTGCAAAAGAACTGATGAAAGAACTGTCCAGATGTAACCCCTCCGAGGGCGCAGGTATCGTTTGTTATTCAGGAAGTCTGGTTACTCACGTCGCCATCGTGGTCATGATCAACGGCGTGCTTCACGCTGCTGAATGCAATCCTAAAGCGAACGTAACCTTCCTTCCTCTGGCACGGTTCGAGCGACGGTATATCAAAGTGGAGTATTACCAGTGATCAGAATTTATCCTTCTCGCCTGCCTGGTGAACCGCTTGAAACTCATCAACATAAAGCCATGACCTTGCACCAGTGGTTCGTCGATAACGTGGATGGTTATCAGAATGTAATGCGTCATCCTGTCTCGGTTGAGGTTAACGGTAAGGGGATACCCCCTGAAGAGTGGCCACTGTGTTATATCAGCGCTGAAACGGATGTGCGCATATTCCCAATTCCCTATGGCACTGGCTTAGAGATTGCTGCCTGGGCTGCTGTAGCGGTAGCTGTAGCATCAGCCGCTTATTCTCTGATCATGATGTCCCAGATGAGCAAGGATGGGATGGGGTCAGCCAGCGGCGGGGATTCTCTGGATTTATCGCCAGCAAAAGCCAACACAGCAAAACTTGGCGATCCAATCCGTGAAGTTCTTGGAAGAGATCGCGTTTATCCTGATTATCTGGTGCAGCCGGTAAGTCGGTTCGACAGCAGTAATCCACAAATTTACAGAACAGATATGTTTCTGTGCGTTGGCGTTGGCACGCATGCAATAAATCAGACGACGATAAAGATCGGCAATACGCCGGTTAGCAGTTTTGGTGATGATGTTAGTTTTACGATTTATCCGCCGGGTGCTAGCGTCGCTTCTGACCACCGAACAGAAAATTGGTTTGCTTCAACTGAAGTTGGTGGTACGACATCAGGCACCGCTGGACTTGACCTTGCTTCGACAGGACCTGACTCGGTCAGCATCACGGCAGATGCAATAACCATATCTGGCAACAACGTTACAGTAATTGGCGCCGTGGATGACGCTGGTGATGCTGTAATTCCTGATTCTTGGGTTGTAGGAACAGATCTTACTATCCAGGTGCCAGATACCTTTACGGTAGCGCTCGAGGCTGGTCGTAATGTCATCTATGGTGATTTTGCTGAACTCAACCCATCAGTAGGCCTTCCCGTGTCCATGACATGGAATGGAACTCGTATTGACCTGTTTATTTCAGCTTATGATCCAGGCTCACCAGCAGTACCAGGCGTAGGTGGTAACGCGGCAAGCATCACTGCGTCTGCATCACCAACAACATACGACTTCAGCGCTAATCCACTTTCATTTACATTGACATGGGCTGGTGTGAACTATGTCATTTCTTTGACAGCTAACTACGTAACTATGTCAGGTCTCACTGATGAGATGGATGATCAATTATCAGGTTCAGGACTGGAAGTTGTAGCGATAGATACGAAGGTAGTGATCAGGGAAAAGGAAAGCCCATTCAGTGGAAACAGTATTGGTTTCAGCGTACTGCCTTCAGTTTTGTTTGGTACCGATCCTGTTATTGTGGCCGGTACGGCATCAACAGGTGGAACCCCCGCTGTTATGGAGCACATTGCTTTATCATGGGGAAGCGTGATTGGAGATCCATTCATTGGACTTCCAAACGGATCTCAACGTATAGCCTTTGGCCTACGGGGATATCGCTATCGTATAACTAACATTGATGGGCAAACCATCAGCGTTGAGAGACTAATTGAAAATTCAGATGGCTCAACAAGGGTAGATCCCTCTTGGCCTGGGTTTACCGGGCGCACGTTGTTGGATTTTACAGTCACTGGATTGAGTGATTCCTATGACTGGATGGGGCCTTTCCTTTGCTGTCCAGAAAATGAAACAACGACTCAAATAGAGCTAAATTTTGTCTATCCCCAGGGGTTGTGCGATGTGGGAAGTAAAGACGGAGCCATTCACTGGCATGACGTAGCGATGACAGTTCAATATCGTTTGTCAGGTTCTGATGACTGGACCAGCGTACAAATAAAGCATGGAAATAACACGGTTAATGAGGTTGGTTACACCGAGGCTATCACTTTTCCTGCTCACGGAAATTATGAAGTACGGATTAAGCGAGATACGCCAGTATGGGGTGGTACTACTCGAGACTCCGTCCAGTGGCAAGCAATGCGCGCTAAACTTTCTGCTCGCAAGACCAGTTACCCCAATGTGACGACGATCGCGCTAACAATTCGAACCGGAAACCGTTTGGCCGCTCAGTCAGACCGCCGCGTTAATCTTGTTGCAACCAGGCTCTATGACGGGCATGCGTCGAGAAGCATCAGCGGTGCGTTCTACCATGTATTGAAAGACCTTGGCTATGCCGATAGCCAGATAGATTTCGCCACTATCAATGCACTGGAGGCTAATTACTGGACGCCACGAGGCGAAACCTTTGACTGGTCAGCCGGCAGTGATAACACTTCCGGTTTGGAAGTGCTGCAACGGATCGCCAATGCAGGCATGGGTTACTTTTTACTGAGCGATGGGCTGGCGTCTGCCGGCAGGGAGGGGGTAAAAAACTGGTCCGGCGTAATCAGCCCGCAGGAACAAACCGAGGAACTCCAGACAGCTTTCAAGGCGCTGTCGCAAGATGACTACGATGGGGTCGATGTTACCTACATTAACGCCACTACATGGGCTGAAGAAACGGTTCAATGCCGTTTCAGCGACAACCCTACGCCTCAGAAAGTGGAGGACTACACCCTTGATGGAGTGAAGGATCCAGATAGGGCTTACCGTATAGGAATGCGCAGGCTGATGAAATATCGATATCAGCGGCTAACGCATACAACCAGCACAGAAATGGATGCTCTTTGCTATAACTACGGCGATCGCATCGTTCTTACCGATGATATTCCGGGAAGCAAAACGATTAGTTGCCTTGTGGTAGATGAACAGCATGATGCTAACACGGTAAGGATCCAAGTTAGTGAACCCCTGGATTGGTCATTTGAAAACCCACGATGCTTAATCCGGTTTCAAGATGGTTCGGCATCGCCATTGCTGGTTCCAACTCGCATTGATGACTACACGTTATCACTCAGCAATACCGGAGATATTCGTATTGATGAATGGATAATGAATGATTCATCAGTCGAACCACCAAGGATAGTATTCTGTTCTTCTTCTCGGGTGGGATACGATTCGATAATGGATTCAATTGAACCTGGTTCTGATGGTACGTGCCAAATTAATGCCCTGCAATATACTCCGCTGCTTTATCAATATGATGACGCAACCTATCCAGGAAATACTAATTAACTAACCTATAGCTAAAGAACCCGCTTCGGCGGGTTTTCTCTTTTATGAGGCAAAAATGACGACTTACAACACCGGAAACGCATTGGGCTCAACTGATCCAAGAGATCTCTATGACAATGCTCAAAATTTTGATGGTGCTATTAACGGAACGTCAGAGAAATGGACAGATCGCCTTGGGCGAGAGCGTCTTAGCTGGGATGGAATGCAAGCGAATATTTCTCCTCTTGGAAAGACGTACACCCAAGAGCAGGCAACCGCTGCTATTGCATCTGGAGAAATACCGGATGGCGCGTTCTTCTTTATCTGGTCTGATGATGAGGGCGCTGTAGCTGAAAAATATCAAAACGTGGGTGGTGTAATTACACCAACGGGTGTGAAAATATCAAGTGAGCAATTCGTGCAAATGGTTTACCAACAGGCGTTGGCAAACCTGGCCGATATTTCGCAACTTAAAAACATCACATCGATGCTTAAAAACTACACCTCTAAAGGGTGGCAGTTTTCGTTGGAGTCGAAAAACGGTCCATCTGAAACACTTCTTGGTGTAGATGATAATGGCGAGTTGTGGCTCGCAGGCCTTGTTCGTGGGATACAGGAATATGTTGAGCAGTTAATTCCGACATCATTAGCGAACAGATATAAAGGGCTTCAATGGGCGCTGGTGGATAAATCAGGAAAGCTCGGGCTTATCACAATTGACGATGATGGTGCTATGAACATTGTCGGGATGGACGATGCACTTCAGGATCGTGTTTCCTCGCTTTGTTCATCAACATTTTCACGTCGTATTGTTGGATTTCAATATGTGGTTTTGGCAGAGGATTTAAAGTCGGCACTGCTCGCTATTGATGATGATGGCGGTTTCTATATTCCAGGTATTGAAGGCCCGCTTCAAGATAATCTGGGTGAGTCCCTTGCAACGATAAAAACCGAGAACGGAGTGCCGGCGGCGGCATGGCGAGGAAATGTTGTGTGGTCTGAGAGGCCAGTACTCACCGCCCAAAAACTGACATCGACCGGATTTATTTTCAGTTATGTGCCTGGAGGTGAAGCAACTGCAGGGAGTGGGGTTAAGTACGAGCCATCAATTCGAGAAATGCCTATCGATGCAAACGAGGTGCATGGCGGTGGTTCGGGTGGCCAGTCACTGAACACGCCAAAAGATGGCGCCGGCATTAATATTGTCAATCGCGATCCTGCTTTTCGTGGTCGAGTACTCGCGGGTGCAAATGGAAGGCCGGAAGGCGGCGGCATGGATCCTGTAAGCGAGTCAGACCTGTCTACGCTTAACGATGCACAGTATCCGGCGGCAGGATGGCGCCAGGGTAACGTGTTGCCGATGTATTATGCGATTCTCCATCAGAATCCTGGCAACCAGGTCTTTATTCATGCCCCATTTGCGGCAGGCGGCCGCTCTTTTGCTGAGATAAGCAAAGGGACAATCCCTTATCAAAACTCGCTGGACTTCGTGCAGCTTGGGAAAAATGCAGCCGACGGAGTAGGGAAGCGCTACACGTTCAAATTCATGACGTTTGAGCATGGAGAAACGGATAACGACAACGGCAGCTCCCAGAATCCTGGTGACTATCTCGCGAAAATGACGCCTTATTTCTCGGGCATGCAAGTTGACTTCAAAGCGATTACCGGCCAGACCGAGAATTTCGCAGAGGTCGTGGGGCAGGTCGGCAGTCGCATCAATACCAAAAATCAGCAGGTAGACGATCAAGGCAACCCAATCGGCGAGCCTGTGGTTGTACAGCCGTACTCTGTCACCGCCACAGACCAGTTAACTTATGTGCGTCAGAACGCGGCCAAGTCCATCATGTACGGCCCCAAATACCCGCTTAACTGGCTCTATAACGATGCAACGCTGAGCCATCTGAATGCCGCCGGCAAAGTGCTGCAAGGCGAATATGCCGCACAGGCTATCTACTGGCATCTGTATGACCCAGTGAAAAAAGGCACCTGGACGGGGCTCAAAGCTCGCTCATTATCAGTGAATGGTAGCACTATCGACATCGTGTTCGATGTCCCATACCCACCGCTGGTAGTTGATACAACAACAATTGCTGATTGCCCTGGGCAAGGCTTCTCGTTGCAAGATGCCTCTGCTGAAGTTCAGTCTGTAGTAGTTATCGCACCAAACACTATCCGGCTTAATCTCAATCAGTCCCCAGCAGTTACAGATCACTTATTGATTGGATTCACTAACACTGTTCCAGCAACCCAGGACTTTGTCTATCCACTGGTTTGCCTGCGTGATAGCTCAACTCAAACATCACGCTGGGTCACTAAGAACAACCAACCCTTTCCGCTATATAACTGGGCATGTCTCGATCGCCTACCACTGAATGGAGCATTTTAAATGACAGCAGCTATCAATACTGGCAAAGCCTATGCGGGTTTTCGTGCGGCTCTCGACTTGTCGGCATCAATCCTTGACCCACAGGCGCTCTTTAATGCCTACAAAGTGCGGGTAGTGGCAGACGGAGGCTCTATCCCGGACGAGTCTGGTTGCTTGGCGCGGTTTTCATTTTTACTGAACAATGGAATGTATGACCGAGCGACGGTATGTGCTGCGCCGGCATTCGGACTAAAGGCGGATGGTTCAGGAAACGTCCAGACCATTTACAACCTGCTTGGTGTTGACGGTGATTTGATTGCAGGTTCCCAGGGCACTCCACCGTTGCCGATGACGTATGATGCTACCGCGCGCGCGGTTATCATTCAAATTACATCCGGCGGCGGCTGGTTCTTAAAGAGTCGCGCAAACCAGGTTATTCAAAAGGGCGGTGCGTATCTTATCGCTGGCCGCATGAGCGATCTGTACCGTGCGGACAACAACGGTATTCAGCTTGGGTACAATATCAATAATCTGCCGCTGGCATATCTGCGGACAATGATCACGAACAACAATGCCATAACTGAATCCTGGCGATATGGTACGCGTGATAGTGCCTGGCCAGCTGGTACTGGCGGCGCGGTAGGTGCTGCGACATCTATCTATGCTGACTATGTGCCATCGGCAGGACTTTTCAAAGTCGCGTCTGGTGTCATTGAAGG